CACCGATTATGTTAAATCTAGGCGGAGTACCTTTCTATCTTACAACTTCTAATACAAGTGATGGAACAACTTCAGCAGACTTTATAGGTGGAGACTTTAACTATCAGTATTTAGGCTTCTTTGGTGGCTTAGACATGACTGTAGACCCTTACTCTAGCTTATTGAATGACCAGCAAAGAATAGTGTTACATAGACACTTAGATGCTTCTACAATAAGAGGTGATGGATTTGTTAAGTCAACTACATTATTATCATGATATGTGGGTAGCTAAAAGAAACGTCAGAGCTTATAATGAAACCTTTAAAAAGGGGGAGAAGTATGAATCTCCCCCAAAAGGGTTTGAAAAACATTTTAAAAAAATAGGAGCAAAGAAAATTGAAACGGCTAAGAGAGATATACCATCAGAGAATAGGTCTAAAGAGGACGGTAGACGCAACAAGCGAGACTGTAACACTAAGCGAGGCAAAAAGCCATCTTAGGATAGATCATTCTGTAGATGATACTTATATAACCGGATTAATTACGGCTGCTAGAAATATAGCGGAAAATTATACTAACTCATCTTTTTTTACTCAGACATGGGTAATGACTATGGAGTTTTTTCCTTATGGAGATATTGAGTTAAGGCGAGGGCCTTTACAATCCGTAAATTCTTTGAAGTATTACAACGAATCCAATGTATTAACAACATGGGACGCTTCTAATTATCTTATTGCTGAAGAGTTAGATGTACCAGTTATTGATAGTGATAACGATTGGCCGACAGACTTATTTGACAGAACAGATGCAGTAGAAATAACTTATATAACGGGTTACGATGATGTTGCTGATATACCGCAGGCAATTAAGCAAGCTATATTGATGATTGTAGGGCATCTCTACGAGAATAGACAAGATGTTATCGTGGGAAGCCAGGTAAATGCAATGCCTCTATCAAGCAGAAGTTTATTAGACCCTTATAAGATTTATCATTTTTACTAATGTTAAAAAATAAAATAAAGATAGGTGAATTTGATGTCAGGCTTGTTATAGAATCTAATACGCCAACTATAGATGACACAACTAACGAGAGAATAAAAGTATGGTCAGAAGTTAGTACAGTTTGGGCTAAAAGAATGACAAGAAGCGGTAAAGAAGGGTATGAGGCAGATCAACAAGTAGCAACAAATAAAGAGGCTTATTTAATCAGGTACAGTAGTGATTTAGCGAGCGTTGACGCTACACATAGAATATACGAGGAAGGCACTACGGATTATTATTATGTTTTGTTTGTAGAGAAACAAAGAAGAGAAGGATGGATTTTATTAACGGCAGAAATAAAAAATGGCTAAAAATAGAACACAACTTATAGGAGATGAAAATCTGACAAAGCTAATAAAACAATTACCTAAATTTAGTGCGCAAAGAAGAGTTTGGAGAGGAATTGCTAGAAGCGGATCAAAGCCTATAATCGATAGTGCAAGAAGTAAAGTTCCTGTTAGATTAGGTAACCTTAAAAAATCTATAAAATACAAAAACTACTCAACAAGGTTTTTTAATGGACTTGGGGGGTATGTGTATGTTAAAGCTACAGGCAAGATGCCATCAGGGGCAAAGTTTAACAATCCTGCAAAAGCATCTGTATTAATTCATGGTCGTAATAGTTCAAAAGGAGACATTAAAAACAGGTCAAGAGACTTTATTAGGGAAGCTGGGGAAGATAGTAAAATAGAAGTTTTGGCAGACATGGAAAGAAACGCTAAGAAATTTTTAGAGCGTGAAATAAAAAAACTTATATGATAGCTGCTATTGATATACTGCTTAATCAAAGCGCAGTTACTGACTTGGTTGGTACAAGAATATATCCTATGCGAAGAAATCAAAAAGATTCTTTACCAGCCATTACAATTGAAATTGAAAACACAGAGCCAACAAATGTAAAAAGTCAAACGAGCACATTAGACAGTCAGTTTATCAATGTAAAGAGCTACGGAAGTACTTATAAAAGTGCTTTAGATTTATCATCAGCAGTACGAACAGCATTAGATAGAATTGATGGAACATATAATCTAGTAGAAGTACAAAGCATCCAGTTTTTAGATGAGTTTACAGATGTTGAAGAAATTAATAACAACTTAGTCTACTGGGTAGAACAAAATTATAAACTAAGGATAATAAGATGAGAATTAGATTTTTAAAGGACGTAAAGAAAAACAAAGGAACTTATGTTAAGGGAAGAGTAGCAATAGTTCCTGACGATTGGGCTAAAAAATTAATAGCTGATGAAAAAGCTGTAAAAGCAACCGGTCGTACAAACGCAAAAAAAGAAGCGTTTAAAAAAGAAGTAGAAAATAAATTAAAAGAAAAAAACAAATAGATTATGCCAACAACAGGAAAAATACTCAGTGACTTATATAAAATCACTGTAGACGGAACAGAAATAGATAATTTACAAAACGTTTCATTTGAAGCGAATGTAGACAACAGAGATGTAACCACTAAAGACAGCAGTGGAAATAGAGAAATATTACCTACTACTTTTAGTGGTACAATGTCTGGGGAGATTGTAGTGGCTTTAGACGCTGCTTATGGAGTAGAAGAGTTATATGATGCTCTAGCCGCAAAAAGCGAAGTAACGGTAGTTAAAACTACGGGCGTTAGCGGTGATGTGCAATGGTCATCAGCAGGATATTTTTCAAGTGTATCTATTGAGTCGCCAACTCAGGACAATGTAACAGCAAGCTTTACCGTAGAACTAACAGGGGAAACAACTAAATCAGACGTACCATAATGAATACAATTAAAGTAAATAATAAAGAATACCCGTTTAAATTAACCTTATCAGCCTTAATGCAATTTGAGGATTACTTTGAGAAAAGTTTTTCAAAAATTGATGAAGAAATGCGAGTTAAGGAAATGGTTTATTTATTGTGGGCTGGCTTAAAAGCAGGAGCAAAAATTGAAAAAAAAGAGTTTGATATGTCGCTTGAAGATTTGGGTGATTTCATGGATATGACTGAAATAAATTCAGCTATGGAAAAAGCCATGAATGACATTGCAGGCCCAAAGTAGAAGCCGAAGGTAAATTTAATCTCGGCTCCGGCTTGCAGTACGTCTCGCTTGACGCCGCCGGGGTAGCCGAAACCGCCTTCCCGCCCATCGTCGAAACGCCGGAGATCGTCAGCGATACGGCTTCGCTCATCGCGCCTGATCCACGGGAAGAACCGGAAATGCCGCTCACCGCGGAGTTCATGCTGGGTGCCAAATTTCAACTGCCCGATCAGTTACTCAAGATTTTATACAATGACATCACTTCCAGCTTCGATGCGAAAGTGATTCCCTATCTGACCGATGTTGATTTTTACCGAAAAGCGACTTCCGAGCTATTCCCGGACAATGAAGAGGTACAAATGGCGATCACGGGCATGAGCTCGGGCTATTTGGATATTCCCAAAAAATTCAACCCGTACACGATCCTGTTTAGCAAGGTAAAAATGAAGTGGGATTCGGAGTATCAATCGTTTGTTTCGACGGATTCCAAGATCGGCATCAACAGCATTAACGGCGAGCCCATTCAAAAAGTGCTGGAGTGCCACATCGAATGCAAGATGCCAACCAACGACGATGACCGCCTGTACATTTACATCAAAACGACCAGCGAACTGGTGTATTTCTTTGGCTATAAGCAAGGCATTTTGAGTGTGACGTCGAACAACCCGACCTTCATGGATGCGCTGGATGGTATGAAAGATAAGGATTTGGTGCAGAAAATGCCCGACGGTGAGACATTTGAGATCATGCCGGTAGAATTCAGCGATGCGCGACTGTTTTTGCGGCGTATTCAGGCTGCAAATAAATAGAATAGGATTGGGCTCAGGTGTCGCCTAAGCCCCACATTAGCGCCGGGACTCCGTCCGGTGCAGCATATACGGTGGGTATCACCTGAGCTATTTCCCTTTTCGGGAATTATTTCCTTCCCGTCTGCGTTACCCGCCTAGAAAAAATGCAGGGCGAAAGTAGAAAGTGGAATCCCTCTACCCTCTACT